GCCTTATTTACCCGCCAAACTAACCCGTTCGGGCAGCAATCTGACAGCATAAATAACTCATTCAACCGCCAAATTGGGGGTAATGGTTTATAATTTCTTGACATAAAACTGAGAATGAACTAATTTTCTTTTTGATTTTAACTTAAATAACAGTTTGTCAATAGTGTAATGTTTATTCACTGTTATTTACTGTCTTATGAGTCTATTAATAGACCTTACATTTAGTTATAAAATGTTATTTAGCTCACGACGAAAGTAAAAATATTTCATTCTTAGTTTTAACATAAAATGTAATAAAAAGAAAACTCCCCCAACTGTGATAGCAAGGGGAGTTGTGCTTTGCAAACACGAACCTATGAACGAGGGTACCCAAATCCCTCAACTAGATTGTAACGCTCTTCCGTAATCGTCTTCAAGTCTTTCTATATCTTCTTCATATAATTCATTTCCATGTTGTAATTCCAAGATAATTAGGTCACCTTTAATTGCTTTTGCACGGTGCCAAGTATCAACTTCTATATTAAATGTGTTTTTTGGAGAAGCTAAATGCCATGTATCATTACAAAATACAGATCCATAACCTGAAGCTATTGTCCATACTTCAGAACGATGATGATGTTTTTGTAAACTTATACGATTACCTTCCTCAATAAATATAGTTTTTATTTTAAATCCCTCCCCTTCCATAGTGGTTTGATACCATCCCCATGGTCTGTACATTTTCACATAATTATTATTTTTATCTTCCTCTATTTGCCTCCTATTTATACAACAATTACAGTTACACTTTTCCTCTGATTTGTTATTAGAACTCATTTTAATTTACACTAAAACTTTATTATAAATACTATCAAGTTTTAGATCCTATTTTTCTAACTTTTCTTTTATTTCTAGGTTTAATTTCTTCTTCAGTTTCTACCACCGAATGATCTATACCGTTCAATGTATCCTGGAACACCCCTCCGAATTGTGAGGCAATGTTTTTCCAGTGAAATTGAGGATCCGTGACTCTCAAGTGGCAGAGTTCTGCTGTTGCTTTAAGTTTTTCTCTGTCTTTGTACAGTTCATTAAGGATGCTTGCAAGGTGAGTAGCATCTGGGCAAGGCATCTCCCTAGCAAAAGTGGTGTCGACATCAACATGATTACAATTTATAAGTTGGCCGTAACCTTCGAATATCTCTTTACAAGAAGTATGGTTAGGAACTACTTGGGCAACCTTACATGCTGCATGTTCAAAGTTCACCAGACCCCAGCCTTCGCCTTTACAGGTATTCACACCTACATCACATACATTATATATAGTGTTCAGCATGTCCACTTCAACGTTAGGAGGGTCTTGAGTATTCGTGGTCATTATTATTCTCCCATTAGGATCTAATCCTCTTTTACGCATTTCCCTACTGAATAATGGCATGATATCCCAACCTTGATCTTTTAGTCCCATGTGCAGGTATAACCTAGTATCTGGTTTACCTACTGCAAATTGAGCAAAAGCATCGCATGTAATGTCTAATCTTTTACGGAATTGATTTCTATTTCCGTTAAATACAATAAATAGATCTTCGTCTAGTTTTAATTTTTTCCTAGCTTCTTTCTTATCTACTGGGTAGAACTGACCTTCGGTCACGCCATGGGGGATCACAGCTATCGGCTTCTCGATTCCAGCTTTAATAAATTCTCTAGCCCCAAACTCCGTGTATGATATGATTCCGTCCCAGTCATTAGCGGTATCTGTTAAACATCCTACCCAGTTATAAGAATCCATAGGAACATAGCCAACAAATTTAAACCTGCCATCTTTATGAAAATCTTGTATCTGTTTATATTGTTCATTAACGATCCACATATCATTGATAGTGAATATAATATCGGGTTCAATCTTTGATACTATTTCTCTAATACGCTCCTCACCAAAAGGTGCAGTCTGGAAACGATTAGAGGAGGGATACATTGTGTAAACCTGTTGTAGAGGAGAAGGATCTCCCCACCAATTGTTCCCTAATACTGTTATCTCAAAATCATCTTTAAGAAAGGGTAATACGTTTTCTGTTACTCTTGCAAATCCTGTCTTAGCTACTATATCTCCGATCCATAAAAGCTTCGGTTTCTTATTCATTTAGGGTTGTTATTCTTACCTAAATATACACAATTTTGGAGAGCGTTCCAAGTTTCTTATCAAACGAGAATTTGCCTTTAGTTTTAGATATAAATATTCAATTATTTCTTCAGGTCTAGCAGCTGTTCCGCATGTGTAATAATCCATCGCACAGTAATTAAATTCCGGCCAAGAATGCAGTGAGGCGTGGGATTCTTCCAACAAAGCTAACAAGGTTACACCTTGAGGTTCAAATTTATTTCCTGTTACTTTTATAACGGAAGCATTACACAATGAAAGAGATTCTTCAAATAAAATTTTTAGTTGTTCGTAGTTATTTAGTAGATGTGAATCACATCCATAGAAGTCTAGAATTAAATGTTTCCCTGGCTCCATTTTCAGGTTTATGTAGGAGTATCTAATATACTGCCATACTGTTCTTTCCACTTTTCTTTATTTAAACCTACTTCAATTATTGAAGGGTATGTTAAATACTTCTGATCAGATGTACGGCATGCAATGTTAACCACTCTTACTCCTCGACGTTCTTTCATCTTATATACATTCAGTCCTAACTGGTGGACACACACGTCTATCAACAATGTTTCAAACCTACTTCTTCCTAAGATGTTACTGTTTGACGCCTTAGAAAACTCACAATAACTGGCGTATAACCACTTATCAGAAGCCATGTAGACACTTGAAGATCCAGCTGGAGCAGCTTTTGCCAGTCCTATAGGTGCAGAAGCATTTTCATCAAACACCAAGCAATGTTCCATCCAGTCCATTATTTGATTGGATTTCAATATTTGTTCTCTATTATGCTTTGCAAAGAAGTCTACCTTCTGTGTTGTCTCCATTAAGTACTCTCTCATCTCTGCTTCAGACATATCTAACACCCAGTTAACTAGACCAGACAACATGCCAGAAAAGTCCCCAAAGGGTCTTCCTTTATCGTCCATGTCTATTAGGGTTCGTTGATCTGCAGACTTGCCTAGGAAGGGCTTATCGAAGGGTATGGTGAGACGTCTGCGAGCTAATCCAGAGGTGGGATCGGTAGTTTGTATTGGTTCATTGGCAGTGATCATTACCAAGCCATTAAACTTGAATGGTTTCTGCGATCCAGACTGAAATTTTCTCTCGTGTCTTATCAAGTCTCTACCTGTTATAGCCTTTAATACAGACACAGAACCACCATATCTTTCTACGTCATTGAATAGTAAAAGTTTTTTCTTATATAAGTTAGCTGTTTCAAAACGATTCTTCTCCAAATGCTCTAATGAGGAGATCATTGCGTTGTCATCTCCTACCAGTGCATGAGCTAGGTTGGCGTAAGTAGACTTACCTGATTTACCTGGCCCTACTATCTCTACAAATTTCTGTATATCAGAGTGGCTTAGGAGCACCGCCCGCAACCATGCTCGGAGCACTTGCACTCTGTCCCAGTTACCGTCTTGGACTCGTTTGAGCCATTTGACGATTGGTTCACAGGTTGATTCTGGTGCATAGTTGTAGGGCAGTTGCTGGGTGAAGTGCATTCCCCTGTCGAATGGCAGCAGTTCTTTTGTTTCGATAGAGAGTATTCCATTTTTAAATAATAAGTGTTTGTTGTCTTCATACCATTCGTCAAAGATTTCGGAGATTCGAAGCTGTTCCACTACATCATTGACCAGATTCATACTATATCCACTGGGTAATAGATGATCTTTTACTAAATCTAATCTATGTTTTACCTCTCCTTTCATTTCTATATCAGATAAAGAAGACCATAATCCTTTGCTCTTGTGTTCGTATATAAAGAAACAGTTCTGGTTCTGACTGTACTTCAGGTTTCCTTTATAAGTTTGTAGTACTATTTGAGCAATTAAATCTGAAGAAGGATTTCTTGGTTTCTGATCTCGCCCTCTGGGAGACAAAGGAGCCGATGCCATTTCTAATTTAGGCATCACAGGGGTAGCTGTAAGTTTCATTCTTTTCTTCGTTTTATTTTCTAGTGGTTTTTGGTTTTGTAATTCTCTTAAACGTCTCTCGTCTTCTTCTAACTGGTTATCATCAACACTCATACTCTTGTAATCTTCTGAGGGTTTCCAACCATGCTCCTTGGCTATATGTATCAGTGATCCAATTCCTCTGCCTCCTCCTTTACTGAATGATAACCAACGTTTTTGACAGTCTCCCTTACGATATTTATCGGATTGTTGAGACCATTTGTCCCATTCTTCCAATAGAGAGTCATCCAAAGAGTGGAGTGATTGTCCTATTGTTATCCAAATATCGTAATCATCAGTAGCTTCTGGGGGTAATGCCCACATAGCTTCTGTTGCGACTTGCATGTCACGCTCTAAATTAACTCTAGCATTAAGAGCAAATCCAGGGCCGACTATACGGGTATGCTGATTAGAAGGGATTCCCTGTTTGGCATTCTTATTTATGATGGCGTTCATCAACCAGACAGGCAGATTGGGAAGTTTATCTGCATATTCAAATCCTTGATCCTTGGCAGTGTAATAACCCTGCGTATCGGGATGCAAACCCATCAACACTCCCTGATGTTTACTCCATAGAATCTCTAGTTTTTCTTTTGGAGCTTCAGCATGCCAAGTATATTTATTACGTATGAAGTGTTTATGCTGGTCTCTATTTAGACGATATAATTTTCTTTCTCTACCTTCTTTACCGCTACAAATAGTAAGAGTTTTAGGCAATGCTTCTTCTATGGATTCTCCACATAAGTCTTCAATGGCTTTATATACAGTAGGACCATCTATATCAACCCAGACTAAACCATAGGGGTGATTATAAACAGGACCCCCTAATAGACCTACGGCTTTACATTCTCCTGTAGTCAGTTCATCTTCAATATCTCTTACGCTGAATGGTTTGTTTTGCCATCCTTTTATGTAAGGATCCTTGTTCTTACCTAGTGGAGTTAATGGCCAATCTATTGGTATCCACTGAAGATTGAATTGACCTGGTTTGAGTTCTCGTTTGTTTTGATCTGTCATCTGACAAGTCTGTGTATTTATAATCCTATCTCTTATTCACTGAGAAAACAATTACATTTACCTTGCAATTTATTAAGCTTAAATATTATTTTTTTAAGTGAATTATCAATGTTAAATTTCACATTCTTCTATCTGTTTATAATATTCTTCAACGATTTTATACCAATCTTGTCTTAAAGAATTAAGGAAGCCTCTTGATATTTTAAATATCTGAGTACGCTCTGGAGTTGATACTAATATAGCTGCTTGTTGTACCTTCATTCCTAAAGTTTGTTCTATCGCAATGTCATATGCTGCAAGCTGTTTGCATGTTTTTTTAAACTTCATATAACCGCCTAATAAGTTTCTCCATTCTTTAGTTCCTTTCTCGTAATCTTTCGGCCATTTACGACTATAAGGTCTGACGCTAGTTTTTAAATCAGCCAAAGTTAATTTATTATTTGCTACTGCAATTATGTCAGGAGCACCTGCCCATGCTCTGCCCTGTCCATCTGCTCCCCATACCCGTGCTATATCATCACATCCTAATGTAAATTTAAATCTATCTAATACAGGAGATTCAGCCCATAAAACCTCAGTAAACTGGTCTAATATTTTGGGCATACCTGACCAGAAATGTTGGTATTCTTCATCTATCTCAGGTTCTTTATTTCCTTTTAAATATTGCTCCATTCCATAATGTATAGCTGTCCCTCTTTCTGCCGCCTTTTCTTTTACCCCTGGATTATTTTTAGACCACATTTCTAATTTCTTTTTATTTTGTTCTGACGCTGTTTCTGAAATTATTGTTGTTACCGAAGGTGCAGGTCCTGAGGGGAGAGGAGTCGTATAATGTCTTTTACCATTTAGTGTAATTCTTACTGGATTCTTGTTAATTTCTTCCAGAGAATTAACGTCTAAATTATTATTTAGCATTAAATATTTACTTGCCTAATTATAATTTATCAGAATAATTACAAAAAAGATAATATTTTTTTGCCGTTAATTTCAGTTATTGATATGCTTTAATTAAATGTTATTAATCAAATGCAATCAACTAGAGTTCGCTTTTATTATGGTGAACAAATTGGAGATAAATTTAAAGGCTTTGCTTATGACGATTACCCTGCTGAAAATGCAGATGACCATGAGAAAAGTTTAAAAAAAGATAAGATAGATTATGTGAGGATTGAGCTATGAAATTAAGAGAAAAAAAGGAACAAAAATGGGCCGATTATTATTCAGGAGTTAAACCTCTTTTGGGCCTGAGAGAGATAGGATTTGCGAAGATATTTGAATATTTAGAAACAATAAAAGACCCTGTAATCGTAGAGACAGGAACGGTTCGTGAAGAAAATAATTTTGAAGGAGACGGTTGTTCTACTGTTTTATTTGATAACTATGTAGGCATGCAAGGAGGTACTTTAATTACTGTAGATATAGATCCTATTGCATGTAAAACTGCAGAGAGATTGACTACACATGCGGAGGTAGTTGAAAGTGATTCTGTTGAATTTTTATCTACCTTAGATGGTAAGGTTGATTTATTATATTTAGACTCATTTAATATATACAATTGGCTAGATGATTGGAAGGCTTCTGCACATCATTTAAAAGAAATATTTGCAGCAAAAAATGTTATTAAAGAAGGAACATTAATCATAGTTGATGATAATTTATATGTACCAGAATCAGAAGATACTAATAAAAAATTAGGTAAAGGAAGAATCATTCACGAACTTATGAAATCTATAGGAATACCGACTTTCGTCGACGGTTATCACATAGGCTGGATCTGGGAGGAGGTAGAAAAATGACTACTCTTGTTGCTAATTTACCTCCTACTAAAGTCTGGGTAAGACGTGAATACCTAAGAGACTTACGTGATGGTCATGGAGAATATACCCTAGGTTACTGGGTAACCTGTAAATCTATTTCAGGAAGAGCTTTATACTTTGAGACGTATCTCACTGAGTATGGTGCGTTGTATGACAAGCTTCCTATCAGTGCCTTTCTTTCCTGGTGTCCTGATAGTCCTCATAAACCTGAACCTCCTACCCCTGATTTACCTCTAACCGATTTACAATTTTGGAACGGGTTTGATACTGGTCTTACGATTGTAGAAAAAAATCTAATTTTCAACATGGATTTTGAAGTGATGCTTAGAAGTGGAGGAACAATGAAAGGTACTTATCTATTTACTATTGATAATTATCATCCCCATCGGAATGAGCCAGATTTTTATTTTGCAGAATCTCCTGATGAACATAAGTCTCATAATATTATCGAATTGGATAATGGGCAGATAGGAGCTTTTCCAAATAATCGTTGTCGCATGACCGATCCTTCTTTGAGTAACCATGATTTGAAAAATCCTGACTTTAAGGTATCTACCAGATACTTCAATGTAGAGCATGTACCCAAATGGGGAAGATTAGGGGAAGTTGATGATTACTTCTGGAAGACTCCTAATGAAGTTAAAAAAGAGAAAGAGATTTCTATTTTTGAATCACCTGATGGAGGTAAAACAATAAAGGAAAGAAAAGTTAAAGACACTAGTGTTACTACAGTCACCATGCCCTGTATAGATTCCAATGTTTATAACGCTGTTGTTGAAGAAGCTGAATTGGAAGATGAGGCGAATATGGATTTTTACGCTAAGGATATAGGTCTTACCGACTAAAATGTCTTGGGCTAAAGATAAGGATAGAATAAAAGCTAACTATAAGAAGTTAGTTGAATATAAAAAGAAACTTAGATGTACTCATTGTGGGGTAAGAGATCACAGAGTTATAGATTTTCATCACCTTAAAGATAAAGACGGACTAGTATCTACATTTATATATCAAGGATATAGCTGGAAGAGAGTTATGAAAGAGATAGATAAATGTATTCCTTTATGTAGTAACTGCCATCGTATACATCATTCTGAAGAAGTTGCCTGAGTTAAAATTAAGCTTGGCTTTAAAGATTTCTTCCTTACACCCTAGACTAAATTGGTTTTTAATTTTTCTCGAAGAATTTCATAAGGTGTCTCCTCTTTAAAATAAAGGGAAAATAAGTAACGGTCCTTATCATCTAAGTTTATAACAGCATGATTTTCTTGGTTATTGAATAGATAATATGTAAGAGGTTTATATTTTAATTCGATAATATTGTCATAATAATATTTATTTTTACGTTTACCAAACATTGAATAGCTATGATGATTCTTACTAACTAATAAATTAATACAAGACTGTCTAAAATCATCTACATGCCAATTATAAAAAGATTTTTTTGGGATTTTTAATAAACCTAAGTGTTTGATTGGATTTATTTTGTCTATTTCCCGTAAAGCATCTTCTTTTTCAATCCAACAAGTTTCAATAGGAAATGCTTCAAACCCAAAATGTTCTTTCCAAGGTAGGTCTAAGCTTATTAAAAATTCTAGAAAGGGAACTAATTCATTTGCTTTTGTTTTAATTTCTGAAAAACAATCACTTGTCTTCATTTCCGCAATGTAGCTTTGATCATCCAGGCAGATTTGAAAGCATTTCCACACAATTCAGCCATATAATTTTCTATATCTATCGCCTTTATTTTACGTGCAGCCTCCTGTATTTTCTTAGACATCATTCCTAAGTTTTCTAGATTTTTATAATATGTAACCAACATCTCTTCCGGTGCATAGCTTTTCACATGGTCAAACTTTTTATTTGAACCGAGCAAACCTTTACGACACATGGGTAGCAGATAATCCATTGAACGTACATACTCACTTACATCATCGAACTCCTTAAGGTGTAATTCGTACTGTTTCTTTAAAAATTTGTGAACAGCCAAGAAATTACTTGCTTCGTAATTAAGATGAATTAAGTGTGATTGTATTTGTAATTCATGAATGTAAGCAGCAAGACCCGTAAGACTCTTAACAAAGGAACCTACGTTGTCTTTAGACGTAACTTCTTTTTTAATAGGTTCTTTTTTCGCTTCAGGCTGTTGCTGATTCTGCTGTGGCAACGGCGTTGGAATCTGATTCTGGAGGGGTGCTGGTGTAAACATTAGCTTGTTCTTTTGCCTTGTTCTCTTCATATAGTCTAACTGCTTCTAGCCTATCGAAAAACTGTTCACGAACTATGAGAGCAGCTTCTTCTTTAAACTCTTGCCATAAGCCTGTATAGAAACCATGCATTGGATGCTCTGGATTATTACGCCCGTATGCATGATATAAATGTCTCATGAATGCAGTTCTCTTATCTTGTTCGATAAGATGTTCTCTTAGTTCTTTTTTTTCTTGTTCAGTCATTTATTTACAGACAGTAATTCTAGTATAGACACCATGCCAGATAGCACCACAATAAATTTCAAAATTTTAGTCATCATGTTCATCCCATGGATCAGTTAAATTTTTATTAGGTGGACCGAAAGCCATATAGATTCCGTAGCCAGTAATAAAAAATAATAGTATCAATATAATAGCGATTAACTGCCCCTGTGGTGGTAAACCTGAATAGTTACCATGACCAATCAATGGTTGCTTCTCCCATGTTCCTGGAAGTGTGTACACGGATGGCTTTGAAATAAAGTAACTTAGCATTCTTTTAGTACTTTATTTTATAGTACTAAGCTGCTTCTAGTGCTGCAACTCTTGCTTCTAATGCAGTATTTTTTGTTGATAATTCTTTTATTGCATTTACAAGTATTGGCACAAGTCTTTCATACTTCATTCCGTAACTCATATTATCCTCAGTTAAGTTACAAACTAACATATTATCTTTCGTGTCTCCAAATCCGTTAGCCTTTTCTACTTCTAAAGCTTCTTGTGCTAAAAATCCAACATGCAATCTATTTCTTTTCTTTGATCCATCAGGTGTTCCAAAAGGTTCTTCTTCTGTTCCATACCATGTTCTTCTATCCCATCTATAAGTAACGGGTCTTAATGCTTCAATCCAAGCTAAGCCTATATTGAAGTTTGTTACGTCTGTTTTATCCCTGGAATCAGAAGAAGAGATAGATGTATCAGCACAGAATAAATCTGTTGTACTGTTATTACCTAAACAAATCTGATTACTACCTGTTGTTATATTGCCAGATGGACTGTTAGACCTTCCAGCATCTAAACCAATTCCAATATTATTATTACCAGTGGTTACACTTTGCAGAGCATCAGCACCTACAGCAACATGATTTGACCCTGTTGAATTTGCGTATAAAGCAAATCTACCTATTGCTGTATTTGCACCTCCTGTTGTGTCATTAATTGCAGCACCTTCCCCGACAAAAGTATTATAACTAGCCGTAGTTTGTAGTTTACCCGCTTCATAACCCATGATGGTATTGTTGCCACCTGTGGTGTTTGTCTTTAAAGCTGTATAACCAATTACAGTATTCTTTGCTCCACTAGTAGTTTCTTTTGCAGCCTCGAATCCTACAGCGGTTATATCATTAGTGGCGTCTTGTGCAGCGTCTGTTCCTATAATTGTGACCCCATATCCAGTTGCTTGTCTTCCGGCCATATCTCCAATAATTACTTGATCACCATTAGCACCACTATTTTCTCCAGCTTGGTGACCTATGATAGTACAACTACCTCCAGTGTTGTTAATCCCTGCTCTATGTCCTATAGCTACACCTGCATTCTGAGTTGTTATACTTTCACCTGCAGCAGAACCAATAAATGTGTTTGAATGTCCAGTAGTGAGCGACGCACCAGCACTAGCCCCTACAGCAGTACTATTGGCTGCAGAAACAGACGCTTTCAAAGCGTTCATTCCAATAGCTACTGATCCTGAATGTTGATTACTTAATGTTGATAATGCGTCATAACCTATAGCAACATGATTTGACCCTGTAGTATTTGACTGTAAAGCGTAACCTCCAACTGCAGTATTCTTTTGTCCAGTAGTTATAGCCTTACCAGACCGATCACCCAAACAGGCGTTAAAGGTACCTGTTGTAATTAAATATCCTGAAAAGGCACCATAAAGAGCGTTACTATCAGCGGTTGTTATTTGCATACCAGAATAGTGGCCAAAACAACAATTATAATTTCCAGTTGTAATATCTTCTCCTGCTTGTTGTCCTATTAAATTATTCATCTTACCTGTCGTTATGTTGAGTCCAGCTTGTTGACCCATTGCATTATTACTTTCTCCTGTAGTAAGTTCTCTCATGCACTGGCCACCAACTGCCACATTAAATCCAAAAGCTTTTGTACAATTCTGTAAGTTTTGATATCCAATAGCTACGTTGTAACTTGCTCCTGTTTTAGGTCCTGTGCTGTGACCAATGGCTATATTGTTATCTCCAGTTGTAAGCTCGTCACCGGCGTTGTAGCCAATAAGAGTGTTTGAGGTTGCATCAGTTCCTGAAAAACTTGATCCTGCACCGGTACCACCTACTGTGTTTTCCTGAGCATCAGAACTTAAACCACCAGCAGCTGATGCCCATGTAGTACCACCCGATCCATTTGACTGTAAGAATTGACCTGAGGAACCATATCCACTTGGAATAGTGAAGGTTAGATTACCAGAGAAATCAGCATGTGCAGGTGCCTTTAGTGAAGCATAATGAGCATTACTTGATTCGCAATACCATCTGACTTCTGATCTTGCACCATTATTTTTTAATGTGATTATGCCGGGAGTTACCTCAAAGTTAAGACCAGGTATTCTGAACTTGTTGTTATCTGAGTTACCTAAACTAATCTCATGTGATACTGTAGTGCTAGATAAATATGCTTGATGCCCAATAGCTATATTGTTATCTCCAGTAGTAAAACTATTAGCTCCAGCGAAATAACCCATGAAAGTATTTCGATCTCCAGTGGTCATGTGATAACCAACACCATCTCCTACAAGGGTGTTAAAAGATGCAGTGGTTGAATTGTACCCAGCGTTATAACCAACCGCTACACCGTAATTAGCTGTTCTGTTATAAAAAGCTCTATTACCTATAGCTATAGTGTGGTCTCCATCGCCATCAGTTGAAGATGAATTATTATATAAGGCTCGATATCCAATAGCTATATTATACTGTCCAGTAGTAATACGATCTCCTGCTTCATCGCCTACAACAACATTATAGTTACCAGTAGTGATACCATCTCCAGCGTCTGAGCCTATAACAATGTTCCTACTTCCTGTTGTAACAGCATCTCCAGCACCATAACCTATTAATACATTTCGAGCACCAGTTGTAATAGAATCTCCAGCATAAGAACCAACTGCCGTATTCAACCCACCCGTGTTTATTGCATAGAGAGAATTATAACCAATTCCCGTATTATCTTCAGCACTAGTAGCGTTATAAAGAGAGTATCTACCTATAGTTGTATTCCTTTTACCTGTATCAACGGAACGGCCAGACTGAGCACCGAGAAGGGTATTCGATACAGAGTTACTTGTTAATGCATTCCCCGCATTAGTACCACCGATGGTGTTTTCATAAGAGTCAGAACTTAAACCACCAGTGACTGTAATAGTCTTTGTCGTACCAGAACCTGTCGCAGTTACACTGGACCCTACAAAATTAAGAGTAGTTGCAGCTGTAGATAAAGAACTACCCTCTTC